TGGTATGGTGATAGGTGATGAGGCTCATAATTTTAAAGCTAAATCTCTTACTAGTATATTAACCAAATGTACTGAGGCTCGATATAGATTTGGATTAACAGGTACTCTAGATGGTACACAAACTCATAAACTTGTATTGGAAGGATTGTTCGGTCCTCATAAAAATATAACAACATCAAAAGCCCTTATTGATAGAGGGGATTTAGCTAATCTATTTATAGATGTTATATTACTCAAACATAAAGATGAAGCATGTCGTGAAGTATCCAAAATGAAATACCAAGAGGAAATAGATTATATTGTTAGGTGTAATGCCCGAAATAAATTTATTAGGAGTTTAGCTCTAGACCAAAAGGGTAACACATTAATTTTATTCCAATTTGTTGAAAAGCATGGTGAACCATTATTTAGATTGATTGATGAATCAGCTAAAGGAGTATGGGGAATGGGTAAAAGAAAAGTATTCTATGTGAGTGGTAAAACCTCAGCTGATACAAGAGAAGAAATAAGAGCTATAACAGAAACAGAAAAGGATGCTATATTGGTATGTTCTTATGGTACATTCTCTACTGGTATCAATATAGTTAATTTAAATAATATAATTTTTGCCTCGCCCAGTAAGAGTCAGATAAGGGTATTACAATCTATTGGTAGAGGATTAAGAAAAACAGATAGGGATACCAAGTTGTATGACATAGCCGATGACCTACATTGGAAATCTAAAAAGAATTTTACTTTAAATCATTCAGCTGAAAGGGTACAAATATATGCAAAAGAAAAATTTAAATTTAAGATTCATGAAGTTAAATTACTATAAATAGATATATGAATAAACTACCACAGAAATTAAACGACGTACCGGTTAAACTTTTTAAATTGATATCAGGGGAATCAATAATTGCGTACACCCATGATATAGAAGAATCTAGTGGTGCTTTAATTGGAATAGAAGAACCAATGAAAGTAATTGTTGAGGATAACAATCATTTTGTTATGACTCCTTGGTTACCATTTTCATCTCAAAAATTACACGTCCTTGAGGATTTTAATGTAATAATACAATCAGAAGTTAACTTAGATGTTAAAGCACATTATATGAAAATAATTCTAGATGAAGTTGGTGGAAAACCAGTTATGGATGATGAAACAAAAGAACAATTAAGAAGAATGAAAGGTGATTCTACACTTCACTAAGCTCTCTAATCTAGCCTCCCCGGCAATCTATTCTATTATAACATATAAATAAGCTATTGTAAACAGTTTTTGTAAAATAAATATGGAAATACTCCCAGCAAATATAGATTTTAGTGACAATGCGTCAAAGCGTGTTGCCGCCATGAAGTCAGGAGATGAAAAACTCCGTGTTTATATTAATGGTGGTGGCTGTTCAGGTTTTTCTTATGGCTTTAAATTAGATGAGAAGAGAATAGAAGGTGATGCTAGTATTACTAAGAATGATGTTGAATTACTTATTGACCCTATGAGCTATCAATATTTAGAAGGAATAACAATAGATTTTATACAAGATTTGCAAGGACAAAGGTTTCAAATAAGCAACCCAAATGCTAAAACAACATGTGGATGTGGTAGTTCTTTTTCTATCTAACTGTTTACTTTAAAGCCTTTTTGTGATATAATGTATATAACATGGAGAAAGAAATGACTGAAAAAATCAAACCTCGTGATAAACCCCATTATGTTAACAATAGACAGTTTAGTTATGCTGTAGTTGACTATGTGACTGAGGCCCAAAAGGCTAAGGAAAAAGGAGAAAAAAATCCTGTAGTAACAGATTATATTGCCACTTGCTTTATGAAAATATGTGAGGGCCTTTCCCATAAACCAAATTTTGTTCGGTATACTTACCGTGATGAAATGGTTATGGATGGAGTAGAGAATTGTCTTAAAGCTATATACAATTATAGAATAGACACGGCCACCCGTACGGGAAAGCCAAATGCATTCTCTTACTTTACTCAAATAGCTTACTTTGCTTTTATACGTAGAATAGTTAAAGAGAAAAAACAAACAGATATCAAATTTAAATTTATGGCCCAAGCAAATATAGAAGACTTTGTTTCTAGTGTAGATATCCATAGTCCTATTGACCAAACATTCCTTGATACAATTAGAGAGAAAATATCTAAGATTCAAGAAACTGACCAAGCTATTAAAGAATTTGGCAAGGCTGAAAAAATTAAAGAGAAAAAAGGATTAGAAAAGGTGATGGAATGACACACAAAGATTTATTAATTATTGGCTATGGTGTAGTTGGCCAAGCTGTAGAATTGGGTTTAAATCAAGATGAAGATAATTATATACAGATTTTAGACCCTGGAAAAGATTTAATTTTATTAGATGATGGCATTAATGATTACACAGATTATAATTATTATGATGGAATTATATTATGTCTACCCACACCTCAAGGACCCAGGGGTGAATGTGATGATATGATGGTTGAACAATATGTGCAAGAGATACGTAAGGTTGCACCATTTGTACCTATCCTTATTAAGAGTACTGTGTCATTAGAGTTAATTAAATTATTAAATGATGATGTAGCATTAACTCATAACCCAGAGTTTTTAACTGAGGCTGACTCAGTAGAGGAATTTCAAAATCAAAAGTTTGCTATATTTGGTGGTAATAATGCTAGATACTGGTATGACATATTTATAAATGCAGGTATTAATATAGATAAAGTAAGTTTTACTTCTTTAAGAAATGCTTGCTTTGCTAAATATACTATTAATTGTTTCCTTGCAACCAAGGTTGTATTCTTTAATGAATTAAAAAATTTATATGGAGATGTAGATTTTGATTCACTTACTGAATTAGTGGCAATGGATGAGAGAATTGGTTCAAGTCATATGATGGTTCCAGGTCCTGATTTAAAACAAGGATTCGGTGGTATGTGTTTTCCAAAAGATACATTAGCTTTTGCTACTTCTGCTTCTAGAGCTGGTTCCCCATTAAAATTATTAGAAGAGGCTATATTGATTAATAACCAGATACGTAAATGAATATAATAATGACTGGCCATCATGGCTATATAGGTTCTCACTTAGCGCCATACTTGGAAGAAAAGGGACATATAGTATATGGATATAATGGTGATGTAAGAAAATTTAATAGTAGATACCATAGATATGGATTTGATATGGTTATTCATTTGGCTGCTTTAGTAGGTGTAAGGAAATCTCTTGACGAACAAGAAGAATATTGGGATGTAAATGTCAATGGAACAAAAGCTGTATTTGATTGGTGCAAAGAACATAATGCAAAATGTTTATATGCTTCCTCTTCAAATGCTATAGAATGGTGGACTAATCCTTATGCTATGACCAAGAAGGTTAATGAACATGATGGAAAAGATTTTGTTGGATTTAGACCTCATACGGTTTATCCAGGCAGAGAGGATATGTTATATGATAGAATGAAAAATAAACCTGAATCAGTTAAATATATTAATAGCCAACATTGCAGAGATTGGACTCATATAGAAGATTTATGTAGCGGGCTGTTTACTTTGATTGAAAACTATGATATAATAGTAGGTAAAGTAGTTGATATTGGAACTGGAGAATCTATCAGTTTAAAAGAAGTGGCAGCTAAAATGATGCCAATGTATGCACCTCAAATTATTCATGCTAATCCAAAGCATGAGCGCGTAACTACATGTGCTGATACAACTATATTAAAAGAACTTGGATGGACCCCTAAGCAACCAAGAGTAGTTTTATTATGAAAGCAGATAGAGAAACTATATGGCATTTTGTATGTTTATATTGCTCAGCTTATTGGAGCATTGCTACTATGGAACATGAATGGACTCCAACCAAATTATACTGTCCCCATTGCGGAAAACTAAATGAAAATAGCACTACTCAATGACACCCACTGTGGTGTTAGAAATAGTTCAAAAATATTTATAGACTTTCAAGAAAGATTCTATAAGGAAATATTTTTTCCATATTGTCAAGAACATAATATTGAACACATAATACATCTTGGAGATTATTATGACCATAGGAAATTTGTAAACTTTAAAGCTTTAAATGCTAATAGAAAACATTTCTTAGAACCAATGAAAAAATTTGGTATGACTATGGATATTATTCCAGGCAACCATGATGTATTCCATAAGAATACAAATGAGCTTTGTTCTCTTAAAGAACTCTTAGGATATTATACCTCCAACATTAATATTATAATGAAACCTTCCACACTAAATTATGATGGATTGGATATTCATTTACTCCCTTGGATTAATCCAGATAATCATGACCACTCAATGGAATTTATAAGAAAAAATAATGGTATGATGATGGCACATTTAGAATTAGCTAACTTTGAAATGATGAGAGGTATTAAACAATTGCATGGAAATGGTATGAGCAAAGAACCATTTAAGCATTATGATATAGTTTTATCTGGTCATTACCATGCCTCATCACAACAAGAGAACATAAGATATCTTGGATGTCAAATGGAATTCACTTGGGCTGATGCTCATGATGAAAAATATTTCCATATATTAGATACAGATACAAAAGAAATTGAAGCAATACCAAATCCTTTAAGGATATTTGAGAAAATATATTATGATGATACTACTCAAGATTATTCTAATTTTGATATAAATATATGTACGGATAAATTTGTTAAAGTCATAGTGGGTAATAAGTCGAACCCATTTATGTTTGACAAATTTATAGAACGAATATCAGAGCTAAATACACATGATTTAAAAATAGCTGAAAATTTCTCTGAATTCTTAGGTGAGAATGTGCTCACCAATATAGAAGATATAGAAAATACGACTGACTTAATGGCAAGCTATATAGATGGTGTGAACACAGATTTAGATAAAGGGAAATTAAAAACCCTTATGAACAGTCTATATAACGATGCCTTAGACATGGAGATACAATAATGGTACAAAAAACAAAACATAGACTAGCATGGCTAGCTTTATTTTTAACAGTAATAGTTATATTATTAGCACAAGGTTGTTCAATGCTTGAAGACCAAATGAATACTATGAAAGGTTTAGTAGGAATGGCACCTGATAAAGAAATTATAGAATGTACAAGCAATACGGAGACTGGATGCGAAGACTGGGTAGCAAGCACTACAACAGAGTAATGTCAATGCCCAAATGGGCTTTATGGTTTGTGATGCAATTTTCTTTTTTTGTTATGATATGCACTTTAATTATGATGCCATTTATAGTATGGGGAGAAATTGGAAGTACAGAAGAGACATGGACAGATTTTAGTGCACCAGTTGAAGAAGTAATTGTTGTTGAAGAAACAACAGAGATAGATAAAGAAAAATATAAAATTTATTTTGAAGATAAATCTCTTGTATTAATGGTGCTTGGTGGAATTGAATTTTGGAAATTAAATTGTGGAACACTATCAGGCACTGGTGAATACTTTATGAATTTAGCCATCAAAAAACATGATATAAATATAGATGAAATGAATATGGATGATGATTTTCAAACCGGTCTATTTGCAGCAACCTTATATAATAACTGTGACATATTTCTATTCCAAGTAAGAACCATTGGTTTAGAAATGATGTTCACCCCAACACCACAGGAGATTCCACTTGATACAATTCCAGAAGTTAGTATATAAAAACTTTCTTTCTACTGGTAATAACCCCATAACAATAGAACTTAATAAGAGTAAATCTACTCTTGTTGTAGGTACTAATGGGTCCGGCAAATCCACAATCCTTGATGCAATATCTTTTGCTTTATTTGGTAAGGCTCATAGAAATGTTAATAAGAATGGATTAGTAAATTCAGTTAATGGAAAGGGTTGTAAAGTTAGTATAGAATTTGAGACAGCTGGTCATGACTTTAAAGTAGTACGGGGAATACATCCAAACTTTTTTGAAGTATGGCAGAATGGAAAAATGATAGACCAACAAACAAATGTTAGGGACTACCAAAAATTCTTAGAGCAAAATATTCTTAAACTCAATCATAAATCATTTCACCAAATTGTTGTCCTTGGTTCTTCTTCCTTTATACCTTTTATGCAATTAAGAGCTCATGATAGGAGGCAAGTAATTGAAGACTTATTAGATATTAATATATTTTCTAAGATGAAAAATGTATTAAAAGTTAGGTCATCACAAACTCGTGAAGATGCTAAAAGTTATAAGCAACATGTTAATGCACAAAAAGATAAAATAGAATATCAGAAAAAACATATTGACCAATTAGAAGAATTAAATAAAGAGGCTAAACAGTCATTTGATTCAGAAATAGCAGAGGTCCAAGGAAAAATAGATGCGTTAAATAATGAATTAAATACATATCCATCTCAATCAGGAATAGAGTATAAATTAAAGACTTTGAAAAAAGTAAAAGATGATTTAAGTGCTGATAAAGGTAGATGTAAACATGAAATGAAAAGTCTAGAGGATAGGCATAAATTCTTTGAGACATCTGTGGCATGCCCAATATGTTCACAAGCTATTTCCGAAGATTTAAAGAAATCTATGGAGAGTGATATTATGGCATCCGGTCTTGGAACTATGAATGAGTTAAAACATACTAAAGCTAAACTAAAATCTGCAGAAGATGCTTTGGAAAGTGCACGTAATAAAATGTCAGATGTTCAAGTT